CTCATCCGGCGGCTCCGCAAAGCTGGCCTCATCCGGCGTCAACGCAAAGCTGGCCTCATCCGGCGTCAACGCAAAGCTGGCCTCATCCGGCTACTACGCACAGCTGGCCTCATCCGGCGACAGAGCACAGCTGGCCTCATCCGGCGACTACGCACAGCTGGCCTCATCCGGCGACAACGCACAGCTGGAATTAAGTGGTCAAGATAGTGTCGGCGCAGGGATAGGATTTGACAACAGGATCAAGGGGAAAAAAGGCGACTGGATTACCCTCGCGGAATGGAAGTATGACGAGGACAAAAAAAGATATGTTCCCCTCTGCGTAAAATCAGCCCAGATAGATGGCGAGAAGTTAAAAGAGGATGTCTGGTATGAGCTCAAAGACGGCGAGTTCCAGGAGGTCAAATGAACATCACAAAAGAGGTCTGCGCCCATCTCCAGAAAACTAACCGCTGGTCAGAAATCCAATGCGGGTGGTGCTTGGCAAGGCCCGCTACCTGCCAGCAGTTCCCTGACGATGGGGATGGGAAGAGGAATGAGAGAGATTATCACCCCGAACAGGAAGGGTTTATTCCTGATAAACGATAAGGAGGAATGAGATGGAAATATTAAGCAAGATACAACAGCAACTTAAAGCGCCAAAGAACCAGATGAACACTTTCGGTAATTATAAATATCGCTCTTGCGAGGATATTCTTGAAGCAGTAAAACCCCTATTGGGCGGAGCGGTTGTTTTGCTTAACGACGACATCGTGCTGATAGGCGACAGGTATTATGTTAAATCAACGGCGACGATAAAAGACGGCACGGAAAGCGTGTCTGTTTCCGCATTCGCGCGGGAGAGTTTGGAGAAGAAGGGTATGGATGTTGCGCAGATAACAGGGGCTTCGTCATCCTACGCCCGTAAATATGCCCTTAATGGGTTATTCTGTATTGACGATACCAAAGACGCGGATACTAACGGTAAGCCCCCGGCAAGCGCCACAGATACGGGCGAAAGTGAATATATCACCCCGGAACAGGTAGCGGTAATACAGAAAGCCCTTGTTGACCTCAAGGTTGAGCCCGCGAAGTTCTGCTCCGTGATGCAAGTGGATAGGGTAGAAGACTTGCTCAAGACCGAATATCCTAAAGCACAGGCGGCTCTGAACGCCAAGCGGAAAAAACTTGCGGAGGAGAAGTGAAAATATTGACCTGCGAACAACGGAGCGCGGAATGGTTTTCTGCCCGTGCGGGGCTTCCCACTGCCTCTAATTTCGACAAGATCGTGGACACCGAGGGCAAGCCGTCTAAACAGCGCAAAAAATACTTGCTTCAACTTGCCGGAGAAGTCATCACGGGCAAATCCGAAGAAACCTATCAAAATGCGGCGATGCAGAGAGGTATTGAAATGGAAGCGGAAGCCCGAAGCACTTATGAGTTCATTACAGGTGAAACCGTGCAGGAAGTCGGGTTGTGCATCCGCGATGGATATGGCGCATCCCCGGACGGGCTTGTAGGCGAAGATGGGCTTATAGAAATAAAATGCCCGATGATGGCGACACACGCCGGATATTTGCTTGCTCACGAATTGCCAAACGAGTATTACCAACAGGTGCACGGGCAGTTATTGGTTACGGGGCGCAAGTGGTGCGACTTTATGAGCTTCTACCCTGGTATGCGCCCCCTGATCCTTCGGGTTGAGCCGGACAAGGCGTTTCAGAAAGCATTAAAGGCAGAGCTAACCGCCTTTTGCAAAGAGTTAGCGGACATAGTAGAGAAATTAAGATAAGGAGGGCAAGTGAAATACGAGGACATCTGTACCAAGAGGACGTTCGAGAAGAATGGGGAAACCAAGACCATATGGCTCAAGTGCGGAACACTGCGGACTACCGATGACGGCAAGAAGTTTATCGAAATGAACCACCAGCCGGATACATCTTTTTTCGTATTCGAGCAGAAGCCTAAAGAGGACGCGGGGGGTTTCTAATGCCGAGGGTCCAGGCGAAGGTCTTAAAAACCAAGAATGAGGGGGGCAAACTTCTGGCTATGTTGCAATTTAACCAGAAGTTGCCCCGTGAGGGCGAATTAGTGGCCGTGAAATGGGGAGCGACCAGGAGTTCAAGCCAGAACAGCCTTTATTGGGTTTATCTGCACTGGCTTTTGGAAAATACCAACCTCAAAGAACAGGGCCATTTTTCAGAAGCCGGGCTTCACGAAGATTTGAAAGCTCATTTTATCTCCGAGAAGATATTCGATAAGGGTAAATTTAAAGCCATAGAGGACGGAACGACAACGGATCTAAATAAGGTGGAGTTCGCGGACTACTTGAGCAAGGTAGATAATTTTATGCGTGAATTCTTTGGTATCGATACCGCCGACTTCTGGCTGACATATTCAAAGGATTATAAGTTATAGCGCAGGTGTGGTCTTGGGGTGTCCCAAGCCCCCTGCCAAGTCTTTTTAGGTTGCCCTTTAAACCGCCGGAAATGGGGCAAGGTTGGATTGGAGGGGCGGAAGTGGAAGGTAATACTCAAATGGGGATAAACGCAAGGAAGGAGACTCAAATGCCCGAAACCGAACTTGAAGCATCTTTACGCCACGCACATCACGCACAGGAGGAAGTTGTGAATTATGAGCAGGCGGGGGCGGATTTGTTTGTAAAACCTACGCAACAGGATATAATCTACGATTTTATCAAGACGCGCGGACGAGTGAAAAGTCACGAGTTGAACGAGTATTCCTGTATTATGCGGATAAACAACCCCGGAAGCCGGGCCCGCGAGCTTGCCGCAAAGGGGAAAATCGGACGTATGCGCAAGGACTTGAGGCTTATAATTTACAAGGACTGCGGAGAGGAGATATGGTCCGCCTACCCGGCGGATTGGGGATGTGGGGGTAGCAAATGATCATCTTTACCATTCTATCACTTATCGGAGTAGTGCTCAACATCCATAAGCGCAAAGAGTGCTTCTATGTGTGGACTTTTACGAACGGAGTATGGGCAGTCTATGACTTTAAAATCGGTGCGTGGGAGCAGGGCGTGCTATTCTCGTGCTATTTTGTGCTTGCGATTTGGGGGGTGATAAAGTGGCAGAAATAAGGCTGATACTTGGCGATTGTTTGGATATGTGGGGGGGGTATATGAGAGAAAAAGGTGAAATTCGCTTTAGTCATCCTACGCAAAAACCTCTTAAAGTTTTTAAAATACCCATTCAAGACTGGACAGATAAAAACGATATTATTTTTGATCCCTATATGGGGAGTGGAACTTGCGCCGTAGCGTGTCAAGAGTTGGGGCGCAACTTTATTGGCATAGAAATAGAACCGAAATACTATGAAATCGCCAAGCGCAGGATAGACCAGACAATGGAAAGTTTGTTTGTATGAGGCGGTAAGAAATAATGAAAAAGTCCTTGACAAACTTTAAAAAAGTGCAATAATGATATTACCGAGATGAGAGGCGGATATATGAGTAGAGCGAATAAAAAAACAAAAGACAAAATAGCGACGGAGAATGGACTCCGTCTTTTTTATTGCCTCTCGTCGGTGCTACCGCCTCTCAAAGACAGTAGCTCGGGCTTTGCTCAACCGGCGGGAGGCTTCTTTTTATTATGAAAAATTATTATTTAAGAAACAGAGAGAAATATATTACTCGCTCTAAAATATATTATAGATTACATAAAGAAAAATGTATTGCCTATACGAAAGAATATGAGCGGTTACATCCATTTAAAAAACTATTACACAATATAAGGCAACGATGCAGAAATAAAAATGATAAGAAATATAAATATTATGGTGGAAAAGGAGTTAAATGTTTATTAACTGATAATGATTTAGAATTTTTGTGGACACGAGATAAAGCGTGGTTATTAAAAGAACCAAGTATAGATAGAAAAGATAATAATAAAAATTATGTTTTAACTAATTGTCAATTTATTGAAATGAGTGTTAATAGAATAAAAAGAGGGTGAGTGGTGGAGTATATTCACATCAAGAGTTTAGAAAAGTTTCATCCAGGATACAGGGATAGAGATTTAAGGTGGGCAAAGGTTTATTTCAGCATTGTTCAGGGTGACCCGGAGTTTGAGTTAATATCAAACGAAATAGATAAATGGCGGTTCATTGCGATGATCTGTTTAGAGCTGGGGGCAAAGAAGCCCTTACCCAATATTGACAAGTATTGGCAAAGTAAAGGTTTTGACCTCAAAAAGCGACCTATGGCACTGACTTTACAAATGTTACACAACTTTTTAGACATATCCACACAACAATGTAGCGTAGAGGAGATTGTTATTAGAGGAGATAAAGGTATTAGAGTAGATGTATATAATGGCTTTGAAGAAGCCACCGTAACAGCCTGGAACTCTTTTTGTGATAAATTCCCAAGCCTTACAAAAATAAAAGAAGTCTCCCAAGAAAGGCGGGCGCATTTAAAAAAAAGGTTTATGCGTGAGAGCTTCCGCAAGTTTGATGATATATTAAAAGCAATAGAAGAGCAACCGTTTTTATTGAATGGAAACCCGGAAAGCGAAAAACATAAAGACTGGCGGATCAGCCTTGATTGGCTTATTTGTAATGACACAAATTATCTCAAAGTTTTAGAGCATAAATATAAAGACAATAAAAACCTTAATTCTTTTAATGACCCCAAATACTTCACAAAGGACAAAAAATGACCGAAACAGCCGAAGCAATCCGCGATATGAACCCCCCGCAAATTTGTAAAGCCCTGCTCTCCCGGGCCCGGGGAGGTGTTATCCCAATGTCCGAGTTCCTTTCCGAGTG